GTACTACCCGTATCGTCACCGGCGTGGGTGTGCCGCAGATCACCGCTGTTTCCGACGCGGTGGAAGCGCTGGAAGGGACCGGTATTCCGGTTATCGCTGACGGCGGTATCCGTTTCTCCGGCGATATCGCCAAAGCGATCGCCGCCGGTGCGGCGGCGGTGATGGTTGGCTCCATGCTGGCGGGTACCGAGGAGTCCCCGGGTGAAATCGAACTCTATCAGGGTCGCTCTTACAAATCCTACCGCGGGATGGGCTCCCTTGGCGCGATGTCCAAAGGCTCCTCTGATCGCTATTTCCAGAGCGATAACGCCGCTGACAAACTGGTGCCGGAAGGTATCGAAGGCCGCGTGGCCTATAAAGGCCGCCTGAAAGAGATCATTCACCAGCAGATGGGCGGTCTGCGTTCCTGTATGGGTCTGACCGGCTGTGGTACCATTGACCTGCTGCGTACCAAAGCTGAATTCGTACGCATCAGCGGTGCGGGCATTCAGGAAAGCCACGTTCACGACGTGACCATCACCAAAGAGTCCCCGAACTACCGTCTGGGCTCCTGATTTCTTCGCCCGACCTTGCGTCGGGCGATTTATTTACTCTGTTTCACTTGCCTCGGAATTAGCGTCAATGACGGAAAACATTCATAAACATCGCATCCTCATCCTCGACTTCGGGTCTCAGTATACTCAGCTGGTGGCGCGTCGCGTGCGTGAGCTGGGCGTCTACTGTGAGCTGTGGGCATGGGATGTCACGGAAGCACAGATCCGCGAATTTAATCCAAGCGGCATCATTCTTTCCGGCGGCCCGGAAAGCACCACCGAAGAGAACAGCCCGCGCGCGCCGCAGTATGTGTTCGAAGCCGGCGTGCCGGTATTTGGCGTCTGCTACGGCATGCAGACCATGGCGATGCAGCTGGGCGGCCATGTAGAAGGTTCTAACGAGCGTGAGTTTGGTTACGCACAGGTTGAAGTGGTTAACGACAGCGCGCTGGTGCGCGGTATCGAAGATTCCCTGACCGCAGACGGCAAACCGCTGCTGGACGTGTGGATGAGCCACGGCGACAAAGTGACCGCCATCCCAGCGGACTTCGTAACCGTCGCCAGCACCGACAACTGCCCGTTCGCCATTATGGCCAACGAAGAAAAAACGCTTCTACGGCGTGCAGTTCCACCCGGAAGTGACCCACACCCGTCAGGGGATGCGTATGCTGGAGCGCTTCGTGCGCGACATCTGCCAGTGCGAAGCGCTGTGGACCCCGGCGAAAATCATTGACGACGCCGTTGAGCGTATCCGTCAGCAGGTTGGCGACGACAAAGTGATCCTCGGCCTCTCCGGCGGTGTGGACTCTTCGGTGACCGCGATGCTGCTGCACCGCGCTATCGGCAAAAACCTGACCTGTGTATTCGTGGACAACGGTCTGCTGCGCCTGAACGAAGCGCAGCAGGTGATGGAGATGTTCGGCGACCACTTTGGCCTGAACATTGTTCACGTTGAAGGCGAGCAGCGTTTCCTCGACGCGCTGGCGGGTGAAAGCGATCCGGAAGCGAAGCGTAAAATTATCGGTCGCGTTTTCGTGGAAGTGTTCGACGAAGAAGCGCTGAAGCTGGACGACGTCAAATGGCTGGCGCAGGGTACCATCTACCCTGACGTTATCGAGTCTGCCGCTTCCGCCACCGGTAAAGCGCACGTCATCAAATCTCACCACAACGTGGGCGGCCTGCCGAAAGAGATGAAGATGGGCCTGGTTGAGCCGCTGCGTGAGCTGTTCAAAGACGAAGTGCGTAAGATCGGCCTGGAACTGGGCCTGCCGTACGACATGCTCTACCGTCACCCGTTCCCGGGCCCCGGCCTTGGCGTGCGCGTGCTGGGCGAAGTGAAGAAAGAGTACTGCGACCTGCTGCGTCGTGCGGACGCTATCTTCATCGAAGAGCTGCACAAAGCTGACCTGTATAACAAAGTCAGCCAGGCGTTCACTGTGTTCCTGCCGGTTCGTTCCGTCGGCGTGATGGGCGATGGCCGTAAATACGACTGGGTCGTTTCCCTGCGTGCGGTGGAAACCATCGACTTTATGACCGCGCACTGGGCGCACCTGCCGTATGATTTCCTCGGCCGCGTCTCCAACCGTATCATCAATGAAGTGAACGGTATCTCCCGCGTGGTGTATGACATCAGCGGCAAGCCGCCAGCAACGATTGAGTGGGAATGATTAACGGCTACCTTATAGCTAATCATATCTACTCAAATACTTCTTTAACCCTCTGTTAATTCAGGGGGTTTTTCTTTATATCACACCATATCAATTCACTCTATCTCACATTTTTTTGACGGTATACATGACGGTATTACCATTACGGTATACTCTCGTACTGTCAGAAAAATGATGCATCACGGGTGAAATGTGCTTACCGATACCAAATTAAAAAACCTGAAACCGCAGGGCAAAATGTACAAGGTCTCCGATCGCGACGGTCTATACGTAGCCGTGCTGATCTCAGGCACCATCTCTTTTCGTTACGATTACCGCATCAACGGCCGCCGGGAGACGCTGGTTATCGGTCAGTATGGTCGTGACGGTATCACGCTGGCTGAAGCCAGGGATGAGCTGATAGCGGCTAAAAAGCTGCTGAACGCAGGCCAGTCGCCGGCTGCGGCGAAGCGTGACGGTATCAAACGGATCCGCGGCGCTGAAACATTTACGGTACATACCGACGCCTACATGAAACATGTGGTCCTGGCTGACAGCACGCGTGCTATGAAGCAATCAGTAATCGACCGGGATATTTTGCCTGTTCTCGGAAACAAAATGATGTCCGAGATAACGACCCCTATGGTGCGTGATCTTTGCGATCGCATAGTCGAGCGCGGCGGACGTGCGACGGCGGTGCAGGCGCGTGAAATCATCAGCAGCGTTTACCGGTACGCTAATGACCGCGGGCATGGGTTATTCAACCCTGCCGCAGATATCAAACCTTCAGCGATCGCCATGTTTAAACCGCGTGACCGTTGCCTGCAGCCGGAAGAAATCGGCGTGCTGTTCAGGTCTCTCGATACCGTCAGCACTTTGCCAACCTTAAAACTGGCTGTGAAGCTCATCCTGATCACGATGGTGCGCAAAACCGAGTTCATCATGGCGACGTGGAAAGAGGTGGATTTCAGCAAAGGAACCTGGACGATCCCATCTGACAGGATGAAGGGGAGCCGGTCGCACGTCATCTACCTTCCTCCTCAGGCGCAGGATCTGATGGTAGGCCTGCAGATGTGTGCCGGCGGGAGTGATTATCTGTTGCCAGGTCGCTACAGCACCAGTAAGCCGTTATCCAATGCCGCTCTGAACTCAGTCATCGATCGTGCGGTTGCTGCGGCAGCGGATGCCGGGGAGAGCCTGCAACCTCTAACAGTGCACGACCTGCGGCGCACAGCGAGCACGCTTTTGCATGAAGCGGGATTCCCGTCAGACTGGATAGAGAAGGCGCTTGCGCATGAACAGAAGGGCGTGAGGGCGGTTTACAACAAGGCAGAGTATTCCCGGCAGCGGGCCTACATGCTGCAGCAGTGGGCAAATATGGTTGATGCATGGATAAACGGGGAGCATTACGACCTTGTGCCGTTCTCCCCGTCTGCATTTGAAAAGTGGATGAATGACCAATAGTCCGCCCGGAGGCGGCTCATTGTGTCGCCTTCGAAGAATTCTCAAAGAGTCCGCGCAGGAACTTAACCATCGCGTTTGCAGAATCCCGCTGCTCACGGTAGCGCGCCGCTTCTTTCTGCAGGTGAAGGATCTCTCCATTCCTCTGGTTGATAATGGCACGCGCCTCTTCGAGTTGTCGTATCAGCGAGGCCTCTTCGGCAATGTTCATGCGGCCTCCGTCTTCACTACCGGCACGGCGCAGCCTGGCAGCAACTCAACCGCAGGCGCCGTGCACTGGTTACCCCACACGTCGAAGCCGTGAGACGACTGGCGGGCAAAGAGCTCAATACGCGGGACATCGCCAAGCAGCTGCACCAGTTTCTCGCGGATAACGTCTGGTTTGCGCGAGTTCTCCAGGCGCGGCGCCGTGACATGCTGGCAGATTGAGGCATCCATGCGGGCCGGTAGTTTCCCGCGCACGGCAAACAGGCAGTCTTCGCTGTTCGCCCGGGTCATATGGCCCATGCCGATCGCACTGTTCCCTTTGTGCTTGTTCGTCTTGTGCCCGGTGAATCCCTTCATGGTCATCAGGCGGAATCCCCAAGCCTCCATGACTTTCAGCGCCTCTACCGGCTGAGTCGGTACCCACCACATAGCCAGAAGGCAATCGTCGGCTGCTAGCTCCCATACCGGCAGCCTGCAGATATCCAGAACATTCATCACTGGATACTTGAAACCGGCGCCGCGGTCACCGTCGGCTGCCTTGTCACGGTATGCCCATGGCGGATCGCTATAAATTAGAGTGTATTTTCCGCTCATGCTGCACCGCCTTCGCTTTTTTCCGCTTCAACCGCCATCTGCTCAAGCTTTCGTGAAAGCTCGGCAGACAGTGACTGGAACTCTTCCTCTGTCGCTACCGGGATCGGCACAAAACGGATGCCGATATGAGCGAGGCCATGTGCGGCCTCAAGGCATTTCCTTAAATCAACGGGAGAGGCTCTGTTCATGCTGCACCACCTTCAACGCGCTTGAACTCGATAACCCAAACCCAAGGGTCAGCATTCCAGCTTTCCTGCCCGTAGATCGATTGCCACAGGTAGGCAAAAGCATCGGTAGCGTCAGGCTCTGGATTGGCGCATCCGCATGGCTCAGGTTCTCCGCAATTAAGACAGCCACCGTCAATAATGCCTTCTGCTCGCGCATCCTCTTCGCTGATAGCGTTCAGCCGCTCGACCCGCACGCCGGTGATTTCCAGCAGAATGCGGCTGGCCCAGCGCGGCATGTGGATTGATGGCGTCCACTTGATGGTGTCGTAAAAGCCATCCTCCAAATCTTCACGTTTGTGAGTTGCTCGGTAGGCAAGCGTAGATTTTGTGGATAAACCGCTTGCAAACGCCTCTCTTACCCAGATGCGATCGCCGACGTCTCCGAACGGGCAAGCATCTCCAACAATCCCACCCCAGCCACCTTTGCCGTTCTGCATTTCATCTTCGACATGAAGCATTGTTTTGAACACATTGCTTGGCCACCAGTGTCCACCCCGGGGGCATTGTTCTGGTTGAGGTGCCATAATCCGCCGGGTCTGCGTCTTCCGGCCGTCGAGGATGGCGCGCACCATCTCCCCGTTAAAAATCATTCCGCGTTCTTTCATGCTGACACCTTCCTGCTATTCAGTTGCTCCGCCACCCGCTGGGCCTTCAATGGGTTTCTGATAACCTGGCCGCCGGGCGCCAGCCAGCCACGGCGTACGGACGAATAAACCAGCGTGATACTGCCTACGCGAATGCTGTCGTGTGGGTTAGTCATAAATCACCCCGGCGGTGGCGCAGATCCCGGCATAGCATCCCTGGCGAAGCCGGTTCCCGCGGCCAATGCACTGATCGCGGCGTATAGCGATACGGGCCCGCTCAACCTCGCCAGTGGCCGCATCCATGCACTCAAGCCAGAGGCGAGCGGCCAGGCGGTACTGGCCTTTGTTCTCGCGAGCAATAGCGCGCTGCTCGATCTCCATTGCCGCCGGCGTTACGGCGACAAGAGGTGGCGCTTTGCGCTGCGAGACATAATCCGCGTGGTATTTTTCCATCCGATTCATCGTATCCACCCTCTCGAAAATGACCGCCAGCAGGAACAGCCAGGCGGAT